ACATTTGGTGAAGCTTCAGTATTAAAGATTGATGCTGATAAAGATTTGCAGCCAATTTTAAATTTAACGTTAAATAAATAGATGGAAGATTTAGAGGGAAAAGTTGTTTATATTGCTGAAAGTATAGATAAGCATATGGCGCTTGAAGCTCTTGAAGTTCAAGAAAGAAATGGCGCATACTACAAATATCGTTTAATTAATTTAAAAACTTTGGAAATTGTAGAAAAATGGGAAAGCAGCATCTTTCTTGAAAGAAATTTAAGACACACACAGACAATTCTCGATAAAATGATTAACTCAAAAAACAATAAATAAATTTGTATATTAATATGAAAAATCTACAAGACATAAAAATTAAAAAGTATTCACAAAATTATGCAGATAATTTATCTAAAGCTAAATCAGAAAGGGAAAAAACTAGATTGCAGAAATCTAAAATTAAAGATCTAAATGATAAGATAAAAAATATTCTTCAGGAAATAAGTAGAGAAACCGATATTTTAGTTGAAATGGCGGGTAATTGTAAAAAATATGAATATCTAGCGTCCAGAGCTTTGTCTAAAAAGGAAACTTGGCTCGGTAAAATTGATTAATCTCGAACTTCACCCCCGGCAATCCGCTTGCTTTCTAAGTGAGGCAACTGAAATTCTTTATGGAGGTGCGGCTGGTGGTGGTAAGTCTCACACAATGCGAATTATTGCAATCGCACTAGCAATTGATATCCCCAACATTCAAATCTATTTGTTCCGCCGCGTCTTTGCTGATCTAGCTAAAAACCACATAGAAGGAGCTTCTGGCTTTGCTTCTTTACTCGCCCCACTAATCAACTCTAAAATCGTTCGCTTGTCTGATAGCGAAATAACTTTTAAAAATGGTTCGAAGATATACCTCTGCCACTGCCAGCATGAAAAAGATAAGATAAAGTACCAAGGTGCGGAGATTAACGTATTACTAATTGATGAATTAACACACTTTTCTGAAAAGATTTACAAGTTTTTGCGTGGTCGTTGTCGTATTGGTTCACTTAATGTACCTGATAAATACAAAGATAAATTACCGTTGATTTTATGCGGTTCAAATCCGGGCGGCATTGGTCATCAATTCGTTAAAGAGACTTTCATTGATAATTGCGACCCGATGCAAGTTCGCGAAATGCCGGCGGAAGAAGGGGGCATGTTAAGGCAATTCATTCCGGCGAAATTGCAGGACAATCCGACGATGATGTTAAATGATCCACTCTATGCCAATAAATTAATTGGACTTGGTGGAGCATTGGCAAAAGCAATGTTGGAGGGTGACTGGGACGCAATCGAAGGAGCATATTTCGATCAGTATGACAAAGATTTGCACGTTATCGAGCCTTTCTTAATTCCTGCAGATTGGGCTAGGATTAGGGGTTTTGATTGGGGTTATTCTCGCCCGTTTGCGACACTTTGGGCAGCCGTTAGTGATGGTTCGTCTGTTATATGCAATGGAATTAAAAGAAGCTTTCCGCGCGGTTCATTAATCTTCTATCGAGAATATTACGGCTGCACTGGCAAAGCTAACGAAGGCTTAAAACTTAGTAATAAAGAGATTGCACAAGAAACGATGAAATCGCAACAAGGTGAGGAAATGTCGGACATGGTAGCGGATCCGGCAATCTTTGATGTTTCGAGAGGCAAGTCTATTGCTGAAGAGTTAGCAGAGCATGGCTGCTACTATCGCGAGGCAGACAATAAAAGGATTAATGGCTGGCAACAAATCAGGGGAAGATTGGTTGGTGAGGATGGAAAACCATTGATTTATTTTACCAAAGATGTAAAAAACTTGTTGCGTACTTTGCCGATTATGCAATATGATGCAAGCAAGCCCGAAGATTTGGACTCTGATTTAGAAGATCACGCGGTTGACACTTTGCGTTATATGTGTATGAGTCGCCCAATTGTTGTAAACATTACACCGACACCGCTTGAAATTGGTGAGCAATGGTGGAAAGATTTTAACCCTCACAATGTGAGAAATAACGCGTTTAAAAAGAAAATGCAGGAGAGTTATGAATAATCCTAAAAGCGCCATTCCATTAATTAGATTAATATTTGATGTCAACGGATTGAGGGGAGTTTCAAAAAAACATATCAAGTTAGTAGAAACTCGATACTACGAAAACCATCAGAAAATGGATCGCAATAAATTTGAGCGTTTTATTAAAAATGAAATTGAGCTATTTGAAAAGGAATTAAAGGAGAGTTATGAGTAAACACTGTAGTGATGAATTAGAATCAATAGATGAGGAAAGATATAAATGGCAAAATGCTACTACTTTGATGATAGATGATTTTGATTTAGATAAAGTAAAATACATGTGGAAACCTGCTATGTATCCTAACTGCTTGGTTTTACCTTTTTCAGAAGGCAAAGGCGCGAAGATGATTACAGCCGTTCTTGTGATTAAAAATAAAGAATTATATTCGCCAAATCTTCGAGAGATTTTAAAAGAGAGGATAAAGATTCTGAAAAAGAATCTTGAAGAATTTAAAAAAAACTTGACACAATAAAAAAACAAAACAGTATAATAAATCGAGGCTTGCAAAGCGTCTTTAGTTCCAAACATATGTTATAACCAACTAAAAAGACAAAATGCAAGCCAACCAAGTTGAAACAAAAGAAGATTTAAGCCTATCTAAAGGCAATGCTGGCTTAGTTGAGATATGGACAAAAGAACTAGAAAACGCCAATAACTACGAACAAAAATGGCGTGATGAAGCTGACAAATATTTCTGCATTTACAAAGACGAATACAATTCTGATTATAACGACTCAAAGCGTTACAATGTATTCTGGGCGAACACACAGACTTTACGCCCTCTCGTATTTTCCAAACTTCCTAAACCAAACATCACACAACGCTTTCTTGATGAAGATGAAATTGCTAAAATAGCTTCTCAAATGATGGAGCGAACAATTTCGCTCTACATGAATGATGCTGATGCTGAAGATGTAATTGGCAAATGTCGCGATGATTATTTGGTTGGTGGGCGTGGTGTCGCTCGTGTTTGTTACGATCCTGAAGAAGTCGTCGAGATAGAAGACGGGTCAGAAGAGTTTGATCCAACTAATAAAAAATGTCGCATTGAATACTGGCCGTGGGAAGATTTTAGAATGTCCACCGAAAAAGAATGGTCAAAAGTTCGCTGGATTGCATTTAGGCATTACAAAACTCGCGAAGAATTAGTTGAAGATTTTGGAGCTAAAGGAAAAGTCGTTGCATTAAATAAGACCCGCCTTGATTCACTTGATAAGCCAAACGAAAATGAACTATTTAAAATGGCTGAAGTTTGGGAAATCTGGGACAAGGAAGCCGAAGAAGTAATCTTTGCAACTCTTGGGGGTGATGGTGTTTTATTATCGAGAGAAGAAGACCCTTACAAATTGCGCTCTTTCTTCCCAATGCCAGCGCCTCTTGGCTCTAAATCAGACCCTTGCTCATTAGTTCCAATCCCCCTTTACCGCTATTATAAATCACAAGCCGAAGAACTAAACCAAGTTGATGCAAGAATTAAATCATTAATCCAGCAATGCAAAGCAACGGGCATTTATAATTCAGTTGCTGAAGGTTCTGATATTGAGGCTTTATTTAATGGCGAAGATGGCACATTCACACCCCTTAAAGGAACTGGCGGATTACAGAAAGCGTCTGACATGGTGTTGTTTAAACCTTTGCAAGAGATAATTTTAACAATCAGAGAATTACAACAGCACAAAATTGAGATTATTAATGCAATCAGAGACATCACCGGCATTTCTGACATTGTCCGCGGTGTTTCAATGGCTTCAGAAACTGCCACTGCACAACAATTAAAAGGCAATTTTGCTATATCTCGCATTCAGCCTTTACAAAAAGAAATAGAATTTTGGGCGCGTGATTTAATCCGCTTAATGGTTGAAATGACTGTGGAGAATTACAGCATTCAAGAGCTAATTGAAATGACTGGTTTAAAAATTGTTGATATAAACACAATTGCAGCGCAAGCAAGAGATCGTCTAAGATTGCTAATGACAGAAGCAGAAAAGCAAATATTGCCAGATGATCCGCAAGCCCAAGAAAAGATGGACATGCTTAAACAACAAGCAGAAAAGGGATTTAAGGAAACAATGAAAGAGCCTTTAGGAATATTAAAGGGCTACGCTGCTACTCCTGAACAATTACAACAAATTGAAGCTCTTATTAAGAATGATAAGATGCGTACTTTTGCAATTGATGTTGAAACTGATTCCACAATTAGAGTGGATCAGCAACAAGAAAAGCAAGATCGCATTGAGTATATTACCGCAATTAGTAATTTCTCTTCTGCTTTTTTTCCATTAGTTCAATCGCAAATTATTACGCCTGATGCTTTCCAGCAATTTTTAATGTTTGTAAGCAAGCCTTTTAAAGTTGGGCGCAATGTTGAAGAAGCTTTAAGCAACAAAGACCAGCAACCAGAAGAGAAACAACCTTCTGCTGAGGAAATGTTGGCACAAGCTCAAATACAATTGCAGCAACAAAAATTAGAATTAGAAGCGCAAAAAATGCAAACTGACGCACAATTGAGACAGCAAGAAATTGATATTGAGAAAGCAAAAGGTTTGTTTGAGATGGAAAAGCATCAAGATAATATGGAATTTGAAGACGTAAATCGTCAAGCAGACAGAGATGCAAAACGTCTCGATATGATCGTGAAAGCTCGTACTGAAGTTTTAAACGAT